ACCGGAGCCAACGCCAGCACCAGCACCTTCCGCAGCAACCCCGCCAGAACCCGGAACAGGTTATGACGACTTGAGGGCGGCGGCAAAGGGGCCGGAGGCAACGCCTGCTGTTGGTAAGCCTGCCCACGAAATGACCAAGGCGGAGTTTCTCGCACAAGCGCCAACCGACAAGGCCAAGCAATACATGGACATTAGCAGCATGCACCGAAATAAAGTGCAAGCCGCTCTAGACGGTGGGCAAAACGTGCCCTCGGAAGTGCTGGCCAATTATCCCGGCATCAAGAAAACCGAACCGCAACCGCAGCAAGGGCCGACCGCTAAAGAAATTCAAGCCAAAGCCGACGCACGCCAAGCGCAGGGCAAGCAGGACGAAATCAATGCCCAAGCCCGCAACATCGACGACTATCAGAAATCTCGCCAAGCGGCTATCGACGCCGGCCAAGACATTGAGGACGGCGACGAAAAGCAGATTCGCCGATATATCCGACAGAACGAAAAGGACAAGGCGGAGGCACTGCGCACGATTGCCCGCAACGGGCCGGACGCCGGAGCTCAAGCTTATGCCGACTCAATGGACAAGGAAAACAACCGGCTGAAGGCAAAGCTACCAAAGGCTGCCAAGCCAGTGGCGCCGCCTACCGTTGAGCCATCCACCCCAGCACCAGGCGCAGGCTTCGCAGACTTGAGGGCAGCGGCGGCAAAAGAGCCGGAAGCGCCAGCAGCAAAAACGCCACCCACAGCGCCAAGGGATCTTGAAAAAAGCGAACAACGAACTCCAGATGAACACGCTAAAGAAAAATTGCTAGGAAACCGCAGCATTGTTGGAGGGTTAAAAAGAACAAAAGCCGAAGCAAAAGAAGTATTAGCTAAAAAAATTCAGCAAATACTTGACTCGCCTGGAATGACAAAAGTTGCAACAGACTTTGGACTAACGCCTGAGCAAACGTACACGACCGCAAAAATTAACGGGAAATGGGCGGTGATACCATCTCACGCTAGCGATGTTGCGGTTGCGACCTACAAAGGGAATCCAGTTTCAGCGGAAGCCGTCGAAAAATACGGAATAATCCTTCCCAAGAACTACACGAAACAAGGGGAAATGTACGTAGCTGAGCCTAACCAGCCAGAAGAACCCGAGCAACCAAAATCACCCGAACCAAAAAAGAAAAAACCACCCACTCAAAAAGTAAAAGGCCTGACTGACGACCCGGAAAAATTTCAGCAGGGCGACCGATTTAAAGGCGAAAACGGCGAAGAATTTCAAGTATTTGGAAACCGACAAGGAGCGTTGACAGTCCACCCGGTTGTAGATGGCCAAGCGCAAATAAACAAAAGCACCGAGAAGAAATTTGCGATAACCGACGCAGCGGCAGCAGCCAACCCTACCCATCGAAGGGATTTTGTTCCCGGGTTTGACCAGAGCCAGCCGGGACGCGACCCGAAAGAAATCGCACAATATCGAGCAAGACTAGCAAAGCCCGCACCCACCACCCAACCCCCAGCCCCAGGGGAAGGTTATTCAGACTTGCGGGCGGCGGCAAAGCTAGACGCCAACAGAGTCGACAGCCCAGAGCCCGGAGAAGTTCATCGAGCCGCAAAACTGGCGGAAGACAAATACGCAAACAAAATAGGGGCGATGCAATTTAATACCAGCCAAGACGGCAAAACCGTCGAAGTGCATCATCACGTTACAGGCACAAGGGTAGGTGAGATCGATTTAGATACGGGGAGAATTATACCCGAAGAAGGGCAACGGCTAAACCTAACAACTGGCCAATACGAAAAAACACCAACCGAAGGCAACAGCAAGAAGCTTGAAATGGTTCACCAGCACTTAAAAACGATTGCAAGCGTTCAACTGGCCCGGGAAAAAATCGGGTTACTAAGGCTAAGGCCAAACCAAGGAGCAAACAAAGAAACAATAAAGGCACTTCAGGACAAAATTCGAGGGGCAGGATACCCCGAAGAGCCCGAGTACACACCAAGCGAAATCAACCAGCAAAACAGGGCAGACGACGCACAAAGAAAGAAGCCCCCAGCACCAGGGGAAGGCTTTGCAGACTTGAGGGCGGCGGCGGCAAAAGAGCCGGACCGACGCAGCTACGCAGAAAGAATAAACGCCGGAGAATCCCCAGAAAAAATAATGGCCGAGCTTGACCAGCGTAGCGACGAAGCCAGGAGCCAACGAGATCGCCCAGAAGCCACCCCAGCAGAAAAAGCCACAGCGCAAGCCGAAATAGAACATGCCCAAAATGTCAGAACAGAAAAAGCCCGCGCAGATTTTGCCGAAAAAATGAACAAAAAAGCCGCAGACGCCAAGAGCCTTGCCAGCGTTGAAAAGCCCAAAATTACAATTGAAAAAAGCGTAGGTTACTCCGGAAAAACTGGCGACCCATCTTATTTGGCAAAAATTAGCGGAAAGCATAACGGAAAAACCTTTAATCGGGAATTTCAAAACGGCGACGAAGACAAGAAAGCAAAATCAGATGCGTTCCGAAAAAAGAAAGGAACCTACAACGAAACGCACGAAATTAGCCCTGGTGAGCTATACGAGCACGCTCAAAACGGAACCAAAAAGCTTTTGGCGATTCAGCCGGCACTTGACGGAGGAACGGCAGGGCACAGGGTTTCCTTTGAAATGGCGGAGCTCAAAGAAGCAAGCAAAATACTTAAGAGCTTTGATAATTCCGAAACCCCCAACGCCAACGGTTTCGGAGCCAATGCGGATTTTGTTAAGCCTTTGCTGGCGCACCAGGCAAAAATGGCAAAAAAAACCGGAAGCTACGAAGGCTTGACCTTGCCAGTTGTCGCCAAAGACCTAGAGGGCGGATGACACCTTCCCACCCACCCACAAGGCCCGCATGGCGCAAACCATGCGGGCCTTTTTGCGTTTAACCAACAACCCCAGCCAAAACACCGTAGAATACACGAAACCCCACCCAGCGGGGCTTCAGCAATTAACAGGGCCCGCCCTTGGACGACGCCGAAATTCTGAAATACAGGCCACTGGTGATCAGTATTGCCCGATGGTTCTACGGGAAATATCGGAAAAAAAGCACGCTTGATGACCTGGTTCAAGCCGGTTGGCTTGGCATGATGGCAGGACTGAAATCATACGACGCCACCCGAGGCGTCACCCTTGGAGCCTATTCCCGAACATGGATTTGGGGCGCCGTTTACAAAGAATGCCACGGCAAAAAAACGGCATTGCAAGGCGTGGCCATCGGCCTTCCCGATGGCCTTGAGGCCCCCAACGGCAGCACCGTCGAGGCGCGCGATACGCTGGCAACGCTCACGCCCGAAGCCCGCCAATTCGTTGAATATCTTTGGCTAGAAAACGAAACGCCCCAAACAGCATGCGACCGAATGGGCTTGATATTTGTTGACCCGCAAAAAATGCTAAGAGAAATTCAACAACTTGTAAAATCCGCGATCATTTAGCCTATATGGCAACCATACGCACATTGACAGAAGAGCGCCATTCCCTACCAGCTGGCAGCACCCCCACCCGGGAAAGGCCAGTTGTGCGAGGGGTAAAAGTGCTTGGGAAGACTTCCCGCAACGGCAGGAATTACCCCGATAGCGTCATGCGAAAAGCCTTGGAAAAATACGATGGCGTGATGGTAAACATCGATCACCCCAAAGGCGAAGGCCCCATAAAATACGAAGCCCGGTTTGGGAGGCTTCGCAACCCACGCATGGGCAAGGACGGCATTTACGCCGATTTACACTACAACCCAAAACACCCGCTTGCAGAAGGTTTTGCATGGTTTGCGGCCGAAGACCCTGGAGCGGTGGGGCTTTCCCACAACGCCCAAGCCCGTACCAAAATGAGGGAGGGCGTCGAGGAGGTCGAGGAAATCGTAGAGGTCGATTCGGTTGATCTAGTGGCGGAACCCGCAACCACGGCGGGCTTGTTGGAAAGTTTTAGCAGAGTAAGCAAACGACTTGAGGGGGGCGGTATGTACGACAACGACAACGGAGATAAAATAGTGCTTAAACCATCGGTTAGGCTAGAAATTGAAAAGGCCGACATGCCCGACGCAATCAAGGGCCCAGGCCTGTTTGACAAGGGAGAGGACGGCATGGAGGCGGAAGGCGACTACGAAAATTCTCCCAAGGACCAAATCGCCGACGTTCTAAACGACGACAGTTTGGACATGGAGGCCAAGGTAAACAAGCTGCTTGCAATGATGGCCGCAGCGACTGGCGAGGCCGAAGAGCCAAACGACGAAATGGAGAAAAAGGAGGGCTCTCACATGATGAACGACAAAGACATGGAGGGCGAAGATTACCCCAGCGACGACGAGCCCAACGCCAAGAAAAAAATGGCTATGGAAGAATCTTTGCGCCGAGTTGCGGGCCACCCGAGCCTTCGCAAGCTGCTGGAGGAGGTGGACGCCTACCGAGCCCGCGACCGCCGAGAATATGCGCTGGCCCAGGCCCGGAAAGCCTGCAACGCTTCGAGCCTTCCCGGCTATTCGATTACCGAGGCATTCCTTGGCATTCTTGCCGACACCAATTCCAAGGCATGGAGAAGCATTATTGAAGACCGTCGCAGGGTGATTTTCAAGGGCGAAAAGCCGCTATCGGCAATGAACCACGACGGACGATTGACGGTTGATTCCTTGGTAAAATCCTTACGTTCTTGAACCCTAAAAAGGAGGTTTTGATATGGCAGTCTCTCAATACCAGTATGGTCCGACAAATCCGATTATTGCGACTATTGCCACCGCCAAGGCGGTTGCGGTTGGCGATATCGTAGGCATGGCAAGCGGCACGCTAATTCGCGCCGAGGACCAGGCTTGGGATACCAACCTTGCCACAACCCAGACAGCGTTTTCCCTGCTGTTTTTAGGGGTTTCGGGGCAACAGAAAAACAACACCGACGCCCGGATTTTTGGCAACGCGACGGACAACGTTTGCCGAGTGGACGCCAGCGGGGTTTTTGTTTTTGATTGCGCCAGCGCCACCTTTGAAATCGGCGATTTTGTGGGCCCGGCAAAGGCCTCCGGCAACGCCCTGGAATCGCAAAAAGTTGTTGCGGTTGCATCCGACCTGCTTGGCATTGGCCGAGTTGTCGAGCGTGGCACCAGCATAACCCGAGTAAAAATTCAGCTTCTTTCCAAATTGGCACCAGTGGCACGGCAGGTTTAATCACCCCCAAAGGAGGTTTTTCACAATGAGTATTGAACGAAATTTGAAGCGGATTTGCGAATCCAACGGGGTAAATGCCACGGTCAGCACCTTGGCGGACGCTTTTGCGGCAAAGAAAATTCGCCCCGGTGAATTGTCAATTAGGCGAATGGCCGAAACCTTCATTGGCTCTAATTGGGATTCCGTTTTGGAAAACCGAATGGGCCGAGTACAGGAATCAGCTGACAGCGTTTCGGCCTCGCTTTTTACGGCGATTACTGGCCAGCTGCTGGTAAACGAAATTAAGGAAAAGTACAAGTTGGCATCGTTTATCGGTGACAGCCTTTGCACTACGATTCCTGTGACCAACGGCAACCTGGGCACCCAAAAAGTGCCATATCTTTCCGACGTTCGTGACGTTGGCGAGAAACTGGAGGAAGGCGAACCCTATCCCCAAACCCAGTTTGCCGGGCAGTATATCACCTACCCGGGCGTAGAAAAGCACGGGCGGATTTGTGCTGTTTCGATGGAAGCAATTTTCTCCGACCTGACTACCCAGATCCTGGATTCCGCTAGAAGTGTAGGCCAGTATCTTGCGCTCACCCGAGAATACAAGATCTTGCAAGTAGCCCTGGGTATCACCAACAACCACAGCTGGAACGGCACCAGTTACAACACCTATGTTGCCAGCGGCGGCAGCTGGGTGAACAAGGTGGCCAGCTTTAGCTTGACCGACTGGACAAGCATCAACAGCCTCGAGCAGCTGTTTGTTAACATGGTCGACCCGATTACGGGCTACCCGATTCTGATCGAGCCCAAGAATATTTTGGTCACACCTGCCCAGAAGTATTCCACCCGTTCGATCGTCAACGCTACGGAAGTGCGCAGAACCCAGCCGGGTTATGCCACCACTGGCGGGCCAATCCAGAACGTGAGCGACAACCCTTTGGATCGAGATTACCAAATCTTGACCAGTCCCCACGCCCTCAAGGCCCTGACTGACTCCGGCGTATCAGCTGCAAACAGCAATATCCGGGTTTACCTCGGGGACTTCCAGAAGGCTTTCGTTTGGCGTGAGGCCAAGCCCTTAACCATTGTTGAGGCCCCACCGTTGAACCCGATGGAGTTCAACCAGGATATTGCCTTGGCAGTCAAGGCGTCCTGGATGGGCGTCGCAGGCGTTCGCGATCCTAGGTTTGTTGTTCTCGGAAGCGAATAATGGCTAAAAAACCCCACCAAGCCGTAGAGTTCAAGCCGGTGCTAGCCTCGGGGTTGGCACCGGCGGTACCCGCTGATACCCAGCCGTTTTTGCAAGCGCAGGCAAAAACCTGGACAATCGGCCTTTCACACCTTCCAGACATGCAAATTGAGGCCAATTCTCAAGGCGAGGCCATTGCAATTTACAACGCAACGCTAGGCATCCGCAGCACCGAACACACCTACAGGGTGAGCTAACCTATGGCCCTCGCCGACGATATTTTGGCGGTTGCCACCCAACGGAGCAACCTACTCTCAGCATTGACCGCCGATAGTGTCTCTCCACAGCCCAGCTATTCGGTGGGTGGCCAATCGGTTTCCCGGGGCGAATGGCGCGAGGCCTTGCTACGCCAGGTTGGCGAACTAAACAAAATGGCCCAGATCCTGGGCCCCGTCGAAATTCGTTCACAAATCTATTGAGGGTTGAAACATGCCCACAATTGACGTTTCAAACGACTACGAAGTTTTTGACAACACCCAGCCAATTATCATACGCAACCCGGACGGTGAGCAGAAACCCGCCAGCCATGCGCTTCAGCAGGGAATTGACTCAGTTTTATCCGACTCGGGCGATGGCACCCTGGCATATCGGACTTTTTGCACTTGGCACGTCTGGCGGAAAAACTTAAACTTTTCTTCCCCCGTTTTTGTCCCGCAACTGAACTGCCGGATCACCGATAACCGGGGGGTGAGATGGTTTGCGTCTTCCGTCAACCTCGACGTTTGGGGCGAAAAATACACGATTGAATGTGAGGCCCAGGCCGGAACCGTAGTGCAGGGCGTTGACCTTCCGGGGCTTGGATAATGTCAGTTTACTACGATATTCTAAGCGCCCTCAAAACCCGCATAACCACGGCGGTTGCCAGCGCCAACCCCTTGCCAACGGTTGCACTACGCAAGCGAGCGGTAATGCTAGGCGGCGACCCCTTCCCGATGATCGTGGTTGCCCCGGGCGACGGCGGCGAAGTGATCGAGGAAGAAACATTCAACCTTCACGTCACCTATTCCTACCCGGCAATAATCTGCCTTTTTTTGGCCGGCGACCGCGACCAGACACTAGACACCCAAGGATATTTGGGACTTCGCCAGACGATACGGGACGCAATTTACCAGCCATTGCTTGCCGGAGCAGGTACCGTATATGACACCCAAATGAGTTTAGGCGGATCATTTATTCAAGTAGAGAACAGAAGCACCGTTGAACTAACCACCTTTAGGCTCTCTTTCTTGTCGTCAGAAACCCGGAGCGCATAAAATGGCTTTTACCCATACCGTATCGTACAATTTCTCCGACTCCGGCGGGCCGAACCAGAATTTTTCAGCTACTCAATCAAGCGATGGGCAGGTAAACGTATCTGTAACAATCGCAGCGGCGGCAAGTAATTTCGCTGTAGTTTGCCCGTTGACCGCCAGCGCCGTCAAGGCAATGGCCCTGTGGTCAGATGCAGCCATGACCGTAGTCACAAAACTGGCAGGCGTAACAAAAGACACGTTTACCCTAACCGCCAACAAGCCGCTGATTTGGCAATTCGGATTCCCGAATTCCTGCCCAATTACGCTTAATTGCGACGCCTTGGCCGTCACTTCAACACCCGGCGGCGTACTCAATTTGTACGTTCTGGAGGACGTGTAAAATGGCATTAGACCTCGCACAAGTATCAATAGCGGCCACATGGCAGCAAACCAAGGTAAACACCGGATTTGCTAGCACGGTGCAAGGCCCTGACTCAAATTCTTTGCTTGGTACGCTGGCAGTTGGCGCCAGCGATGCAGATTCGATTTATGCGGCTTCCGGCACAATTGCTTCGGCTGGCACGGTCTCGATTGATTTGCAATCGTTTACCGACCAGCTTGGCCAGGCAATTACGATGACTCGGGTTTATGCAATGCTGGTGCAAACGGCAACCGGAAGCCTAAAAGTTGAGCCCCACGGCACTAACGGACTTGTTTGGTTTTTCTCGGGGACAACCCCGGCAATCACCCTTCCCCCGGGCGGCGGATTTTGTTTCCTTCAGACGACTTCCCAAACAGTGGACGCAACCCACAAAGTTGTGAAATTGACTAACACCGGATCGCCAGCATTAACGTTGACTTACAAGATTACAATTATAGGAGGGCCCTGATATGCCTTATTATGCTGGCAAATTTGCCACCTTGACGATTGGCGGAGTTGCCTACCCGATGGATTCCTGGAGCCTCGACCAGACCGTTGAAGAGGTTGAGGTGACCAATTTTACCAGCGGCGGCGGGCGGCAGGTAATTGCTGGAATTGCTGGCGGCTCAATGAGCGCCAGCGGGCCGTATGCGGGGACAGCCCCTACGGTTGGCGCAACTGGCACGGTGATTTTTGACGTTGGCGGCGGTTCAACCGCAAGCAAGACGATCTTGTTGACCAGCGTAAAAACAGCAACGGCAGTAAAGGACAAGGCCACCCTGGACGTGTCTGGTTCGATCACCTACTAAGCGGGTGAAATATGAACCCGTTACCCGCTTTATATGGCAACGTAGCAAGGCTTGTTTACGGCATTGAACTACAATTAGAATGCGACAGCTACCAGTTGACGGTTTCGGCGCCAACGGTGGACGTGACGAATATCTCAATCTACGGCGGGTTGACCGGGTGGCCGTCTGGCGGTGCCCGGCTGACTCCGTTTATTCCGGTGATGGACGACCTGGTTGGAAGCCAGCGGCGATACATGGAATTTGGCACTCCACAACAATTAACGTTTGGCGGGATCAGGCGGGGCAAGGTTTCCCTAACGGGAATTTGTACCTTTCAGTCATCCACTCCGCACGTCGGGAACTACGTTAGAATACTGCTAACCCATGCGGTTGCGCTTGGCTATACGGGCGTGGTTACGGTGCCCTCGATTGTTACGGAATTTACAATAAATCAAAACGTTAACGGCTATATGCGTTGGACGTGCATTGCTGAATCCCACGGCGATTTTGACTTAACCCAGGTATAATAGGAGCCACCACCAATGGCATTGAAAACTTTATCCGAGACAATTGGCACCCATGCGGGCGGCATGGAATTTCATGCGGCGGATGGCCGCAAACACAAGGTAAAACCCCTGACGCTGGCATTGCTTGGCCAGTTCGAGAAATGGCTAGAAGGCCGAGCCTTGAAATCAATTATGGGGCAAAAAGAGTTGTTAGGGGAAGACTTTTCAACGGCGCTTTCTGTTGTGTCTGGCGACATTGTAGCGGGCAAATATGCGTTTGGCGGGGCCTCCTGCGCCAGTGCCCTGCAATCGGTGCCGGGCTCAATTTGCCTTATTTCGCTGATGCTTGGAGTTGATGAAATCCGTGCCTCGCATTTAATCAGTACGCAGGCCGAGGAAATAAAAGTAATCATGGAAGCGATGGTGGCGGAGTCGATGCCCGAGGGAAAGCCGGTGGCGGCGGAGGCGGTGGAATAGTTCCGCATTGGCCGCAAATGATTGCGGGGCTTGTTGACGAGCCGTATTTGCTGCGGCTGGAAGA